ATCCGCCCGAATGCGACGAGATTATTCAGACCCTCGACACCGCCTTCTCCACCAAGGCCAAGGCTGACTTCTCGGTCATCCAGACGTGGGGCATCTTCCACCTGACGTTCACCGATGAGAAGGGCTTCGAGTATCAGGAGCCCAATGCCATCCTGCTGAACCAAGTCAGGGGCAGGTGGTCCTACCCGCAGCTTCGGGCCGTGGCCAAAGAACAATACAACACGTTCAAGCCGGATCGCATAATCGTCGAAAATAAAGCCTCGGGTCAGTCCCTAATTCAGGACCTCAAGCTCAATAAGCTGCCTGTGTTGCCTTTTCAGCCCGACCGTGATAAAGTGGCTAGGGCTCATGCGGTGACAGGCATTATTGAGCGTCAGCGCGTCTGGCTACCCCTCAAGCGGAAATATGCGGCCGAGCTTTTGCAGGAGGCCCTCGAATTTCCAAAGGGCGCCCATGACGACGCCGTCGATGCTATGGTGATGGCCCTGCTCTACTTGCGCCGCCGCTATGAATTGACGCAAGAAAAGGTTGGCAACAATGACCGGCCCTCAAGTAGACGCCCTTTCAAGAGCTATTGGAGTCAAGTAACACATGTCTGATAATCTCGAAAATCCAGAAATGGAATTTGAGTTCTCTGAAGAGACGCTCGAAGTTATTCCGGCCGACGAGATTGTCGAGATCGACATGTCGTTCGGTGCTAACCTAGCGGCCGGCATGGACACCGCAATACTTCGGGACATCGGCTCTCAGCGTCAAGATGCCCTCCAGAACTTCAAGAACGCCCGCCAGCAGTGGGAAGAGAAGATCAAGCAGGGCATCCACTGGCTGGGCCTGAACACCGAGGGCCAAGGCAACACCGAGGTCGACGGGGCCTGCTTGGCCGTCCACCCCCTCCTCATCGAGAACGTAGTCAAGTTCCAGGCCAAGGCCATCCAAGAACTGTGGCCTGCCAAGGGTCCCGTCCGCACCAAGGTCCGTGGCTACGTCGACATTCCCCGCGAACAAGCCGCTGCCCGCGTCCGCACCTACATGAACTACCAGCTTACCGAGCAGGTGCCGGGCTTCTACACCGACCTCGAACGCAACCTGTTCCGCGTTGGCTTCATGGGCACCGGCATCCGCAAGGCCGGCTGGAATGGCGTTACTTCCGCGCCCGACCCCACCGTCGTCTACGTCGAGAACTTCTACATCGACCCGTCGGCAACTCACCTCCGGGATGCCGAGGAATATATCGAGGTCATGGAGCTTTCCACCCGCAAGATGGAAAATCTTGTGGCGGCCGGCACCTTCCTCGAAGTCTCCGAGAACGATGCCGAGGAAGTCCTCGACACCAACGAGATCACCGAAGCCATCGCCAATGCCCAAGGCTTCGACATGTCGCTTGAACGCAAGGGCTATACGGTCGGCGAGGCCCACTGCTATCTCGACCTGAACGGCGACGACCCCAGCCTCCCTGACGGTGGCATGGCGCCCTACATCGTCCACTTCAACGTCAAGACAGGCAACGTCTACTCCATTAAGCGCAACTGGCGCGAGGACGACATTGCCAAGACCAAGCGCATCTGGTACACGGTCGACCAGTTCATCCCGGCCTTCGGCTTCTACGCCCTTGGCTACGTCCACCTGATCGGCGACCTTGCGGCCTCCGCGACCGTGGCCCTCCGCGCTCTCGTCGACGCAGGCCAGTATGCCAACTGGCAGGCGGGCTTCAAGTCCCAAGACGCCAAGTTCTCCGACAGCGACACCCCGCTGGGCTTCGGCGAGTGGCGTGACGTCAACCTGTCGCCCGAGGAACTCGGCAAGGCGTTCTTCCCGCTGCCGGCCAAGGAACCGAACCAGACCCTCTTCACCCTGCTCAAGTTCATGGTGGATAGCGGCCAGAAGTTCGCTGACGCCACCGACGAGGTCGCTGCCAACGCCACCAACTACGGCCCTGTCGGCACCACGCTGGCCCTGATCGAAGCGTCGCAGCGGTTCTACTCCTCGATCCACAAGCGCCTCCACCAGTCGCAGGGCGAGTTCCTCAAGCTCATTGGCGAACTCAACTTCGAGAACCTGCCTGACCTCGTCAACTTTGTGGTCGGCTCCGAGAACGTCTACGTCCAGCGCAACGACTTCGATCCGGCGGCCGTGGACGTCATCCCGGCGTCCGATCCCAATGCCCTGACTGAGTCGCAGCGGGTTGCCCGGGCCCAGATCGAACTCAACATGGCGGCCCAGTTCCCGCAACTCCATGACATGCGTGAGGCGCTGCGGCGCTTCTACGCGGCCATGGGTACCGAGAACGTGGACAAGCTGCTGGTCAACCCGGAAGCCCAGGCCATCAGCGCCGACCCGCTGACCGAGGTGCAGGCGGCTATGGCGGGCAAGCCCATCAAGGCGCAGCTTGGCCAGAATCACGCGGCTCACATTGCTGTGAAGGAAGCGTTCCTCAAGACGCCGCAGATGCAGGGCGCCAATGACCCGACTATCGCCATTGGTCTCCAGCTTCTGAACGCCAACATCGCCGAACACAAGGTGTTGATGTTTGTGGCGCAGGCCGCCCTGCTGGCCCAGCAGATGGGCATGCCCATCGAAGACCCGAACGTACAGGCCCAAGTCGCTACGCAGATGCTGATGATCTCGGCCGCGTCCGGCATGGGTGGTCAGGGTCCGTCCGTTGAACAGCAGATGGTTCAGCTTAATCAGCAGGAGCTTCAGCTTTCGGCGGCACGCATTCAGTCGCAGGATACCCGTGAGGCAGCCAAGATCGCGCTTAAGAACCGCGAGCTTGACCTCAAGGAAACCAGCATGTTGCTGGACGCTGAGAACAAGCAGAAGCAGACCCAAATTGCCGCTTCTTCGAAAATACTTGACAACTCCGCTAAACTGGCGGATATTCAAGCCAAACGACTTGCAGAACGGGCAAACGCAATTCCACAATGAGACTACTATCTGAATATGTAGCAGAGGTTCAGAAGCGGGTCGAGAGGGAAAAAGACTCTCTCGCTCGCGGCTCTGCCGGAACTTACGAAGAGTATGCCCGTGCCTGCGGCGTTATTGCCGGCCTCAATCAGGCCGTGCAACTGCTCTACGATCTCGTAGAGACCAAGCCAGCAGAAGAAAGGAACTAATGCTTACCGCCCGCGTGCCCCTCGACGGGGCAATCACGAACGACCAGTGGATGACCCAGGATGAAATTCCTGACCCGTCTCCGCTGCCTAGGATTCCTGGTGTAGGGATTCTTGTCCGGCCCGTGCCCATTCGGCGTAAGTCGGCAGGAGGCATCCTGCTCCCGGATACTTTCCGCGAGGACCGTGAATACCTGAACACGGTTGGTCGCGTTCTGGCCATTGGCGAACTCGCCTTCAAGGACGAGGAAATCTACAAGACTGGCGCGTGGGTCAAGCCCGGCGACTTCATCGTCTATGCCAAGTTGGTCGGCCAGAAGATCTGGTGGAAGGGCGTCAAGCTCCTTCTCATCAAGCCCTCCAACATCGAACTCGTGGTCGAAAAGCCCGAGTACCTCGACGCCAACTTCAAGGAATAATTTCCTATGTCCGAATCAGGTTACAAAGAGATTGACCTAGACAATCCGTCTGGGCAAGCAAGCGCCGTCGACGACATTGAAATTGTCATGGACGGCGACGTTGAGCAGGAGACTCCTGTCTCGGTTGTCGCTGCCGAGCCAGCCTCTTCCCAGCAAGAGGCCGAACCCGCCGACGATGATGCCGACGACGACGGCAGTCCGGCCGAGGCCGGTTCCGCTGACCGCAAGAAGCTGACCCGCAGCCGACGCCTGAAGGCCCAGCGAGATGCTTATGCCAAGCAACTAGCCGAGACGCAAGCCCGGCTAGACGAGGCAGAAGCTCGCGCCCGGCGTTACGAGAACGACGCCAACGAGGGCGCGGCCATCGGCTTCGACCTCTACATCCAGAACCTCGACGCAGGCATGAAGACCCTGCGAGCCGAGTTCGACGCGGCCTTCGAATCTGGCGACCGGTCTCGCATCTTCGAGGTCCAGCAGCAACTCGCTTCTCTGGCCGCTAAGAAGGCGCAGGCTGAAAAGGATAGGGGCAGCATCCCTACCAAGACGGCGCCCCAATCTGGACAGGCAGCGCCGCAGCAGACCCCGCAGACTGCATCTACCGCGCCTGAACCGGCGCCCAAGCGCCAAGCTGCGCCCCCGGGCCTCAACGAGTGGTATGACCGTAACAAGGACTGGTTCAACAAGGACGCCGTCATGACGGCCGCTGCCAAGGTCATCGACCAGCAGATGGTCGCCGAGGGCTACCTGCCTACTGACCCTGACTACTTCGACGTCCTCGACCAGCGCCTGAAGCGGGAGTTCCCGGCCAAGTTGGGCGGCAAACAGGCAGCAACCCCAGCGACTCCGGCCCGTCAGCCGTCCAACCCGACCATCCAGAACCGGTCGACCCCGGCCCCCGCTTCCGGCAAGATTCGAGTTGTACTTACTGAGGCTGACCGTCAGATGGCCCGTCAACTTGGTATTACTGTCGAACAGTATGCCCGCGAGAAGGCCAAGACTGAAAAAGCTCAGTCCACCGCAAATCAATATACGGAGATTCTGTAATGCCCCGCATGAAGGCCGCGCCGGCCTCCGACAACTCTATTGACGATCCACTTGAAATTTCTCTGGAAAGCGAGTATACTCCTCCCAATGCGCTAGAAATCCCTCCCATGCCCGATGAAGACCAGTACGTCTATCGCTGGATTCGGTTTCGGGCAGGCAGGGAAGAAGACTATAACAACGTCTCGGCGCGACTTCGAGAGGGTTGGGCATTCGTTCCGCTGGAAGCAGTTCCCGATGGATACGTTTTCCCCGGTCTCGAAAGCAAGATTTCTGCGTTGGCGGGTGCAGCCATCAACGGGGACCTCGTCCTCGCAAAGCTACCTCGACGGAAAGCGGAAGCCATCCAAAAGTGGGCCGAAGATCGGGCCATCAAAGCGGAGCAGGCTTTCGATCTGAAGACGATCAGCTATGAGGACGGCGGCCGGCAGGTGCAGTTTGCTAACGAAGGTTCCAAGCGTTTTTCCCGGGGGCGACGACCCTCGTTTGGATAACAGATAGAAGGAGGATAGAAGGTGCCCGTTTCTTTTGCACCGTTCGGTCTTCGCGCCATTGCTGCCCTCGGCACGCATGGCAACGAAGTCCGCGCTTATCCGCTTCCCAACGGCGCGAATTGCCCGGACCTCGGTAAGGGTTCTCCGGTCAAGCTGTCGGGCGGCGTTATTACTTCGGCTGGCACGGGTGGCGATGGTCCGCTGCTCGGCGTGGCTGCTGGTTTTGCTTGGGTCGATCCGACCACGAAGCAGCCCCAGCTTCGCAACTCCATCCCCGCCGACACGTCTTCGGCTGGCCTGTACGACGGTTCCGACCGTCCGACGGCTTACGTCGTGGACAACCCGTTTGCGACGTTCCTGATCCAAGCGAATGCCTCGGTGACGGCCGGCGATCTGGGTCTTAACTTCAACGTGACGGCCGCTGGCGGTGACGTGGATGCCGTGTACGGCGTCTCGCGTTACGCGCTTCAGGCGTCTTCCCGCACCTCTGCCGTCAACACGGCGGTGAAGCTTGTGGGTCTGGCCAACATTCCTGACAACGCTTGGGGCGATCCGTTCCCGGTGGTGGTCGTGAAGCTGAACGGCCCGATCCTCCAGCAGGTCTCGGCGGCCTAATAGGAGGATATAGACAATGACTATTCTGACTCGCGCTCAATTTGCGAAGCAGCTTGTCCCCGGCCTCAATGCCATCTTCGGCACGGCCTACAAGAGCATCGACAATGAGCATACTCCGCTGTTCGACGTCGAGCGTTCCGACCGGTCGTTCGAAGAAGAAGTGCTGATGACGGGCTTCGGTACGGCCCCGGTCAAGTCTGAAGGCGATCAGGTGTTCTTCGACACCGCGTCTGAAGCTTGGACGAGCCGCTACACCCACGAGACCGTGGCGATGGCGTTTGCCATCACGGAAGAGGCCATCGAGGACAACCTCTACGGCACGACCGGTAAGATGAAGGCGAATGCCATGGGCCGCGCGATGGCGAATGCCAAGCAGGTCAAGGCTGCCAACACCTTCAACAACGGCTTCTCCACTAGCTCGCTCTACGCTGGTGGCGACGGCAAGCCGCTGTTTGCGACTGACCACCCGACCCTCGCGGCCGGCACCCAGTCCAACCGCGTTAGCTCGGACCTGTCCGAGACCGCCCTTGAGTCCGCGCTGATCACGATCTCGCTGACCAAGGACGACCGTGGCCTGCTGATCGGCGCCCGCGCCGTGAGCCTGCACATTCCTCCGCAGCTTCAGTTCGTTGCCCACCGCATCCTGTTCTCGGACCTCCGAGTCGGCACTGCGGACAACGACACGAACGCCATGAAGGACATGGGCCTGTTCTCGAAGGGCTACACCGTCAACCATCGGTTCACGGACCCGAACGCTTGGTTTATCCGCACGGACGTTCCGAACGGCACCAAGATGTTCATCCGCGCCCCGCTGGCCACGAAGGACGATGTGGACTTCCTGACCGGCAACATGCGCTACAAGGCCCGCGAGCGTTACAGCTTCGGCTGGTCTGACTGGCGTCAGTGGTTTGGTTCGTCTGGTTCGACCTAATGGATTGGGGGCTTCGGCCCCCTTTCCTCCATCGCAAAGGAGAATCAGATGACTAGCTTTAGCTACCCGCTTAACATCCGCAACCATGAGCCGCCGGGCCCCGAGCCCGTCAACCTCGTGGAAGCGCGGGTGCCCGGCCGCTACTCGGTGGTCGTGAACACGGCGAAGACCGGCACTGCGGCGGCGGCTACCACGGTTCCGCTGTTCGTTGCTCCGGCTGGCGCCACGTTCTACGAGTGCGTCATTGACGTGGTGACGCCCTTCGACAACACCACGACGAATATCCGCGTGGGTATTCCGACGTCGACGGGCATCCTGTACGCTGCGACCACTGCTAACACGGCCGGTCGCCGCGCTTACGCTGGTACGGGCGCCCAGGTTTCGGCCAATGCCATTCCGCTGGCAGCCGATACCACGGTGCAGGCTATCGTGTCCATCGACACGTCGGCGGTCACGGCTGGCTCCGTTATCGTCCACGTCGTGATTGGCTAACAAGGTACGGCAGGCTCTGCTTCGGCAGGGTCTGCCTTCCTTGCCCTAGGAGCCCAGCATGCCCGCCATCAAGGCTATTCGCCTCGTTACCTTCCAAGTGTCGACGTCGGCGGC